TATAGTAGGTCAGTTCTTTTTTTTTTTTTGAGTATGGCCGTATCAAGTTGGTAAAGATGCCGCAATGGGTCTTTAACCATATTTACCTTGCTTTCTAAGGAGGATTTAAAATATGAATAATTTAACACACTTTGCAAATTGGCCGAATTTTGATAATATGGGTCTGTGGACAGTAGGCTTCGACAAAGTTGTCGAAAATCTGGAACAGGCCCACAACCAATTTGGCAAACATATCCCAGGTTATCCCCCATACAATATCAAAAAGACTGGTGAAAATACATATATTATTGAATTGGCTTTGGCCGGTTTCAATAAAAGCGAAGTTGAAGTTGATATTGAAGGAGATACTTTACGTATTACCGGTAAATCTGAATCTGTTGACGAAACCGATGATAAAGATGAAGGTCTTGGGTTTCTGTATAAAGGAATTTCAAACCGTAATTTTCAAAGAGCATATACTTTAGCAGACCACGTTGAAGTACAAAATGCAGAAATGGTCAACGGACTATTAAAAGTATTTTTGGAGAATGTCATTCCTGAATCTAAGAAACCAAAAAAGGTGGAGGTTAAATGATAATAATGAATAGTTTAACACAATATCGTAACTGGCCGCGTTTAACAGTTCTAAGCGTTTTTTCCCTTTTGGTGTTATTTATTACTAATGGGTGTAAAGATGAGGAACATGTTGCCAACCCTTCGGAACTTTCTTTAGAAATTCCTATTGATCCTATAATTATTTTAGAAACTCCCAGAGTTGTTGTTCATGTAGACCCTGTAGTTATACCTGAAGATGATCTGTCAAACCTCATAATCTTCAATAGTGCTGAACCTTCTCCACTTTTGGAAGAGACTCCTTAATACCCACCACCCTTAACGAAATGAGGCGATATCTTGACATACCACAAGATTACTCCAAAAAGGACACTTTCCGACAAAGAACAGATATATATAGCTCACTTTATCGTTAACGGCGATAAAAAGGCTGCGTATGCTTATGCCGGTTATAAAATGAACGGTAAAGGTACCAACGCCAACATGAACGCTTTCCACCGCAATCTCTACGGAAATATCGAGAGGGCACTAAAGGAAAGAATTGGGGAGCATGTACCTGAAGCTCTAAATGCTGTTCGTAATCTGATGTTGGATACCGAAGTAAGTGACGCAGTACGCCTTAATGCTGCCAAAGACCTGCTTTCCAGGGGTGGTACAGACGCTACTACGCGCTCTGAGGTTGAAACTACAACTAAGATATCAGACCTTACCGATGAGGAAATTGATACCCAGATTACTGAACTCACACGGAATTTGAAGGTTGTAGGTGGAACAGCCGTCAAGTAAATCCGAATTGCTGGAGTTACTAAAGGAACAAAAGCACCGGATAGACACAAACAGATTGGCAGTTTATAAGCCTTACCAGTGGCAGGTAAAGTTCCACAACGCAGGAAAAGATAATCCTCAACGTCTGTTGATGGCCGGTAACCGTACTGGAAAGACCTACAGCGGGGCATTTGAGACAGCCGTTCACCTTACTGGGGAATACCCTGGGTGGTGGAAAGGCAGACGTTTTACAAGACCTATAAGAGTGTGGGTTGGTGGTGAGTCCAACGAAACTACACGGGATATCGTACAAAAAGAATTATTTGGACAACCCGATAATCCTGAAGTTAAAGGAACCGGGACTATACCTTTAAGGTGTATCGGCCAAACAACACGAAAACCCGGTGTTCCAAATGCGTATAACTCTGCTATGGTCAGACACGTTTCTGGCGGGTATAGCCGTATAGGTTTTAAAGCCTATGAAATGGGGTTTCAAAAGTGGATGGGCGAAGCTGTTGATTTTGTGTGGATGGATGAAGAACCACCTCCTGAAATATTCAGCCAAGCTATAACCCGTACTGCCGACAGTAATGGTTGTGTCATTATGACTTTTACACCGGAGTCTGGCATGACGGAAGTTGTTAAAGGATTCCTGAACGACAGAAAAGAGGGCCAGTTTCTCCAACACGCCAGTTGGGATGATTGTCCTCACCTTGATGAAATTACCAAGGAGCAGCTTTTATCGGTCTATTCAGAACATGAACGTGATCTCAGGAGTAAAGGGATTCCTATATTTGGTTCAGGTCTTGTATTCCCGGTTAGCGAGGAATCCATTTCCGTGGAACCATTCGATATCCCTGAAAATTGGGCACATATTGCTGGGCTTGATTTTGGGTGGGATCACCCTACTGCTGTTGTTTGGTTAGCTCACGACAGAGACAACGATATTGTCTATGTTTACGATATATACGCAGAAAGTAAAACAACTCCTATAATCCACGCTGCTGCTATCAACGCCCGTAGTCGATGGGTACCGGTTATATGGCCCCACGATGGTATGCAACACGACAAAGGCAGTGGTATCACGTTAGCTGACCAATACAGACAGCAAGGGGTGAATATGCACCCCACACACTTCTCTAATCCACTTGCTCCGGGTCAAACTAAAGGTAACAACTCTGTAGAAACGGGTATCTCTGATATGATACAACGTATGCAGACAGGAAGATTTAAAGTTTTTCGTACTTGTTTTGATTTTTTCCAAGAATTTAAGATGTATCACCGTAAAGATGGAAAGATCATAGCTAAAAACGACGATATTCTAAGTGCAACACGCTACGCTACAATGTCACTCAGGTTTGCCACTACAGGCGATGCCCCAGGATATAAAGACTACGGTAAAAAAGACCTGGATTATGGCCCTAATAATTGGATTGTATAACTTATGGCTGAGAAACTTACTGAAGACGACTTACTAACAATCATGGAAGCTGAAGTAGAAAACAGTGCCGGTTTGCCGGGTTCTACTTTATCTAATGATCGTATTAAGTCTATGGAATATTACCTCATTGAAGATTACGGCAATGAGCAGACTGATAGATCAAAAGCCAAGTCTTCCGATGTCCAAGACACGGTTGAGTGGATCATGCCGACACTTATGCGTATCTTCATGGGTGGTGAAAGTGTAGTTGAATTTAACCCTGAAGGTCAAGAAGATATTCCGTTGGCTGCTCAAGCCACCCAATTTACCAACTACACCTTTATGCGACAGAATCCTGGGTTCCAGATTATGATGACCTGGTTCAAAGATGCACTGATCCAGAAATTAGGAGTAGTCAAGGCTTTTTGGGAAGTATCCGAGGAAGTCCACCGTGAAGAGTTTGCAGGACTGCTCCAAGATGAATTAGATACGTTGCTTCTTGACGACAACGTAGAACTTCTTGAGATGACGACAACAGAAATCTTTGACGAGATGGGTGGTCCCGTTGAGTTAATAGATGTAGCCATCTCACGCAAAGTCGATACCTCAAAAGAAGCAGTTATCAATGTTCCCCCTGAAGAGTTCCTTATTACAAAGAGAGCCAAAGATATTAGCTCGGCTCCTTTTGTTGCACACAGGACTCGCAAGACTGTTTCCGAACTTCGGGAAGAGAATTTTGAAATTAACGAAGATGATTTTGAAGGTATCGAAAGTGAATCCGGTGACAGTATCATCGACAGTATGTCTGAAGAAGATGCAAGGTTTTCAAAAGAAGATGATACAAATCTCCCGAACAGGGAAAGCAGAGGCGAAGCATTAGACTTTGCTTCACGGCTTGTGTGGGTTACCGAAGGGTATCTCAAAGTTGACTTTGATGGTGACGGTATTGCCGAACTGCGTAAAGTCACTATGGTCGGAAAGAAAATCCTTGAAAACGAGATAGTCCTTAAACGTCCATTCTATCTGCTTACTCCTATTCCTGTTCCCCACAAGGTTGCAGGACTGTCCGTAGCCGATACCGTTATGGAACTCCAGCTTATCAAATCTACGATCTATCGCAGTATACTTGATAATATGTACCAACAGAATAACGGCAGGTTTGAAGTTCTTGAAGGTATGGTCAACCTTGATGATATGTTGTCCAGTAGACCAAATGGTATCGTAAGGGTCAAGGCTCAAGGGTCTGTTAAACGTCTTGACCAACCCCAACTCCCCCAGACCAGTTTCGACTTTATCAATATCATTGACAGCGATATCGAAAAACGCACAGGTGTTTCCAAAAATACCAAAGGATTAAATGAAGGTGCGTTGGCGTCCCACACAAGTGGGGTAGCTGTCAACCAGGTTCTATCCAGTGCCGAACAAAGGGTTGAGTTGATTGCCCGTGTGTTTGCCGAAACAGGTGTAAAAGCATTGTTTGTAGGTATGTATAACGATGTTATTTCCAACGATGCCCAGACCCACATTGTCAGGTTAAGAGAAAATGAAGAGTTCACTGAAATTTCTCCGATGGATTGGAAAGCCCGTTACGATACATCTGTTAAAGTCGGTATCGGGCGTGGCAGCAAACAGGAGAAGCTGCAAGGTATGGTTCAGATGGGTCAGGTTCTACAGACAGTAGCGAGTCAAGATAAGAACCGTACTCTTATCGACGCAGAGAAGGTCTACAATTTTGTTACGGAATACCAGAAAGTTCTTGATCTGGATACATCTTTACCGTTTATCAATAACCCTGCTGATATGCCGCCACCCCAACCCCCGCAACCCGATCCGACACTTGTGTTGGCGGAAGGCACCCTTGAAGTGGAGCGCGGTAAATTAGAGTTGGCTAAAGTGAAGCAAGCAAATGATGCAGAGTTTGAAAAAATAAAGTTGGAACTTAAAGATAAAGATATCGAATTTGATTACGACATCGACAAAGAAAAGAACAGACTTAATGCGGTGAAATCGTGACAGACGATGGTAAACTTAATTTAGAACTACACGAAGCTGGTAAAGCGCGTACGGTTCTTGACGACGAAACATTTGATCTGGCGTGGAAGACTGTTAAAGCCAACCTGCTTGATGAATTACTGAATTGTCCATATCGTGATAAGGAAGGCAGAGAATATCTCTGGATAAGCCTTAAAGCCTTGGACAGTGTGGTCGGTCAACTCCGGTCTATGGTAGACACGGGAACAATGGCTGAACACCAACTAAACTCACTCCATAAATAGTGAGGCTACAGAAGGAATACACTATGTCGGATACCAACCAGGTCAACCCTCTTGATGAGGGAACCACTGGTGATGAAAGTGGTGAACCATCGAATGAAAACCCAAGTCCTGAAGAGGCGATCTTTAATATGTTGGACGAGGATGGAAAACTCCTCACACCTGAAGTTGAAGATGACGGTTCTAAAGAAGTTACTGAGGAGTCTGAAGAGACTGAAAAAGTCGAAGAAGATTCCGAGGAAGCAACAGAGGAACCCAGCGATGATGAAGAAGTTGTTGAAGAAGTCGAAGAGACAGAATCGGAGGAAACTGAAGAGGTCTATACTGTCAAAATAGATGGTAAGGAAACGGAAGTTTCAGGCGATGAACTGCTTAACGGGTATTTGAGGCAACAGGATTATACTCGCAAAACTCAGACTTTAGCGGAGGAGCGTAAAGCTGATGGTGAATTACGGGTGGCTATTCAACAGGAGCGTGAACAATATATCCAAGCTCTTGAGTGGTTGAAAAACAACTCTGATAATGAACTTTCAAGATTTGAGAAAGTTAATTGGGACGAACTTAAAGAAGAAGACCCAACAGAGTGGCAGACCAAGCGCATTGAATACCAGGAAGTTAAAGACCGTATCACCAAAACTCAAGCAGAACAGCAACGTGTAGCTGAATTACACGAAACTGAACGTAAAGAAGCCTTCAACGTATACGCCGGAAGGCAAGTTGAAACTCTTTATGAACAGGTTCCTGCTTTAAAAGAAGAGGGTGAACGAGTAAAGTTGAGAGACTATGCTCTTTCAAACGGTGTCTCTGAGGATGTGTTAAATAACCTTGTAGACCACGTATCTCTTACTATGCTTTACAAAGCTATGCTTTACGATAGCAGTAACGAAAAATTGAAAACAGTTGTAAAGAAAAAGATCAAGAAAGATGCTCCAAAGTTTGTTAAGTCCGGGTCAACTCCGACCAAAAAAGAAAATAAAGCATCCAAAACAAAAGCTAAAAAACTGAAACTCAAAAAAACAGGTGATTTACATGATGCTGCTGATATCTTTTTTGACATGTTAGATTAACCCTTAAAAAGAGGACGCAACTATGGCTTCTTTAGCTGTTGCTAATACATATGATCGTGTAGGTATCCGTGAAGACCTCACGGAAGCGATCTATAACATCTCCCCCACGGACACTCCGTTTGTGTCTATGGTTGGGACTACTAAAGCCACGCAGACAAAGCATGAGTGGCAGACAGACGCCTTGGCTTCGGCTGGTGATTCTAAAGTAGAACAAGGTGCTGCTGCTCCTGGTACGGCTGCTGCTGCTACCACGCGGATTTACAACGAATGTCAGATCAACGCCAAAGACGTTTCTGTTTCTGGTACTGACGCTGTTGTTAGAAATGCTGGTCGTAAGTCAGAAATGGCTTATCAACTTGCCAAACGTGGTAAGGAACTAAAACTGGATATAGAATGGGCGTGTGTCAATACTCCCAATGTCCGGGTTACTGGTGCTTCTGGTACTGCTGCTGAAATCAGCAACGTATACGCTTATATCGCTGATAATGGCTCTTTTGGTACTAGTGGTTCAACTTCTGCGGCTGGGGCTGGTACTGGTGCCGGTATTGCTACCGAGACTGGTGATGACCGTGTCTTTGCTGAAGCCCTTTTGACTGATGCTATTCAGGATCAGTGGGTTGACGGCGGTAATGCTAATGTTGTTATGCTGTCGGCTACCAACAAGGCTTTGCTTACTGCTTTTAATGGCCGCAGTACTTCTGCTTCTACTAACACGGATGCTCACACTAAAAAGATCATAAACGCTGTAGACATTTACGTGTCTGATTATGGTGATATGTCTGTGGTACCAAATCGTCAGATTCCTACTGGTGCAAATGGTAGAGTTCTTGTTCTTGATCCTTCGACTTGGTCTATCGCGTTTTTACGCCAGTTCAAGACGTTTGATCTAGCCGTTACGGGCGATGCTACCTCCAAGGAATTACTCGTTGAGTGGACTCTTGAAGGTCGTGCAAAAGACGGTAACGCTCTGATTCAAGATTTAACTACCTAATCTTTAGAAAAAGAGGGAGCAGTATAGTATGAGCGATAATAAAATTATTGACGGTGTATCCGATGTGAAAACAGAGATACACCATGAAGGTGATGATATTATTGTGAATAGGGTACAAGCTATCGGCGGTATTCTTGATGCCAATACGATAGACTACAATAACTATACTGCTCCCACT